CGCCTCTCCGTCTGTCCGCGAATTAGACCGGGGCTAGGTACGCAGCGTTACGGGCTGAGCATAAGGTGAAATGGAAGGAATCGTATAAGAAGGTTCTCGGGTTGAATCTTGCCGAGGAAGCTGGCTTAGACGTTTAGCGACCAACAATACTACAATGGTATAACCCTCCAGTGGTTGGCCAACCACCGGATGGCGAGCCAATAAGGACGGCAGTGCGGTGCCGCATCATCGCGCTGCCGTTTTCTTATTGGCTGACGAGGAACACTACTAATGCCACCACGCGGACGCAAACCAACACCGACCGAGACGAAGAAACGCACCGGGAACCCGGGCAAGCGGGCGTTGAACGACCGCGAGCCGACCGCTACGCCCGGGGCGCCGGATATGCCGGACCACCTGGACGCCGACGCGGCGGTCGCGTGGGAATGGCTCTGTGGTGAACTCGACAAGCTGGGCCTCCTAGTGACGTCCGACGTGGCCGTTATGGCGGTCTACTGCGACTCGTGGTCAGGCTACCGGCGCAACCTCCGCGGCGTGGTCAAGTACGGCGACGTGCTGGTTGGCGAGAAGGGTGTTCCGTTCCTCTCCGCCTACGGCAATGCTGTGGCGATGCACCGCAAGGCGCTGATGTCTGCGGCCGTCGAGATGGGCTTGTCGGCGTCATCGAGGTCGCGTGTGCAGGCGATTCCGCAGGTCGCCGATGATCCACTCATGGCCCTGATCAAGTCCCGCAACGAAGCATTCGGAGGGAAGAACTAGACCGTGGCAACCGTAGCGCAGCCCGAATACGAACCGGTCCTGATGGCCGACCCGCTGGTTAAGATGCATCAGTACGTCGCGGGCGTGCTGTCCGGCGAGATCGTGGTCTGTGAGTTGGTGCGGCAGGCTGTTGAGCGTCACGTGCACGACTTGGAGACTGCAGAGAAACGTGGTCTCTATTTTGACGAAGACGAGGCCCGCTACACGGTCCAGTTTATCGAGACCTTACGGCACAGCAAGGGCAAGCGGTGGGCCGGCAAGCGGTTGATCCAGGAGCCATGGCAGGCGTTCATTGTCGGCTCGCTATTCGGCTGGAAGCGATACGATGAGGACTCCGAGGACTGGGTTCGGCGATTCAACACTGGGTTCATTTCCACCGGCCGGAAGACTGGCAAGTCAACGGAGATCGCAGCCATTGGGCACAGGCTGTTTGTGGGCGACAACGAGCCAGGTGCCGAGGTGTACACCGCGGCGACGAAGTTCGATCAGGCAAAGATCGTCCACGAGGAAGCCAAACGGATGGTCCGCAAGTCGCCGGGCCTCAGGAATCTGGTCGAGGTGCGGATCAATAACCTCTACATGCCCAGCACGGAGTCGAAATATGTTCCGTTGGGTGCGGATAGAGGAACCGAGGATGGTCTGAACGTCCACGCGGCCTTGGTCGATGAGATCCACGCCCACGCTACTCGTGGCCTCTGGGACGTTCTCAACTCGGCCACCGGGGCACGCGACAACCCGATGATTCTGGCTATCACTACGGCCGGTGAGGCGGGCAACCCGGACACGATCTACCACGAGTTGAAGAGTCACACGATCAAGGTGTTGCAGGGTATCGTCACTGATGATACCTGGTTCGGGTTCATCGCCACGCTCGACAAGGACGATGACTGGTCGGATGAAGATGTGTGGCCTAAGGCGAATCCCGACGCCCCATACCGGCCCGAGAAGCGCCGCGACCTGCGGAAAAAGGTCAGGTTTGCTAAGACCACGCCAGGCGCCGTTCCGGATCTCCTCCGTCGATGCTTCAATGTGGACGTCGACAGCCTCGAGCCGTGGGTCACGGACGAAGCGTGGACTGCGTGTTCGGGCGGTGGATACTACGAAGGGTGGGACGGGTTCTATCCGCCGCAGCGGATTATCAACCAATTCCGCGACCGTCCGTGCTACGTGGGCGGTGACCTATCGTCACTGAGCGACTTGACGTCGCTGGTTTTCTGCTTCCCGGATGAGGGGCAGACGATCGATGTTCTACCGTTTTGCTGGTGTCCACACGACAACGCTATCGGGCGGACACGGGACAAGCGGGTCCCGTACATGCAGTGGTCTGAGATGGGGCGGCTGAGACTGACCGAGGGCAACTCAGTTGACTACGATGAACTGAGACACCTACTGGTGACGGCTCGCGACACGTGGCGATGGGACATCAAGCAGGTCAGATTCGACCCGAATAACGCCCGTTATCTCATAACGAAGCTCGCCGAAGAGGATGGGTTCGTTTTGGATCAGACGTTATTCGAGCACCTCCAGACTACCGGCCATATGAATGAGCCGATCAACACTACCGAGGCCGCTGTGATCAATGGACGCCTCCGGCACGGTGGGCACCCGGTGTTGAGGTGGTGTGTCTCGAATGTTAAGATCTACCGGGACACTGGCGGCAGGCGGCGATTCGACAAGAAGAAGAGCACCGAGAAGATCGACGCTGCGGTTGCTATGGCTATGGGTGTGGGCGAGGCGTTGGTTGAACCTGCCATGCAGGTATCAGTCTACGAAACCCGCGGAGTGACGTTCGGATGAGGTTGACGTTGTGGGACGGAGTGACGATTACTGGCGCCTTGCTGCTGGCCGCGGCCGCATGGTGGATCTATCCGCCGGCCTCGGTCATCGTGCTGGCGGCCGAGCTACTGACTCTTGGAATACTCATGGACGCAAAAGCAGGGAGAAAGTAATGATCGGATCAACCCTGTTGGCGCCACGTGCGAGCAGTGATTCCGGAACGTGGCATGATGGCGATGACCGCTGGTATGGGTCTGTGGCGCCTCCGACGAAGGCGGGGATTCGGGTCAACGAAGAAGTGGCGATGTCGTACGCGACGATCTTCGCCTGCGTTAACAAGAGAGCGAAGACGATCGCTACGCTGCCAGTGTACGTGGTTCGAGATCTTCCTGGTGGCAGGCGGGAGAGGGTATCCGATCACCTAGTGCGGAAGTGGTTCACAACGCGATTCAATCCGGAGGCCATGGCCGTTCCCACCCGTTGGGCCATGATGGCCAACTTGGACCTCTGGGGCAATGCTTACTTCGAGATATTATTCGATCGGTTTGGCCGCAAGCCGATTGGTATGGTGCTGCTCTATTCTAAATACATGACTGTGGACCGGGACCAGGATGGCGACCTCGTCTACATTTACCGCGAACCGGGCAAGGATAAGGTGGAGTTGGAGCCGCGACGCGTCTTGCATATTGCCGGCTTTGGCTACAACGGAATCGTCGGCCTGAGTGTGATCGGGCTACACCGAGAGACAGCAGCCATCGGACTGGCAACTACCGAGTTTCGTGCGGGCTTCCTCGGCAGTGGCGCAACTGCCGGAACTGTCATCACGCGTCCGGCCGACGCCGTGAAGCTCACTCCGGTTGCAGAGCAGAACATCGTAAACTCTTTTAATGCAAACCATGCTGGAAGCGGCAATGCATTCAAGACGGCGCTGCTATCTGAAGGCATGACTCTGGGCTCAATTGGAATGTCAATGGATGACGCCCAGTTCGTCGAGCTGTCGCGGTACGACCGGGAGACCTGGTGCGGTGTGTACGACGTTCCGCCGTCGATGATCCACGACAACACCAGGTCGACCTACACAAACGCCGAACAGCAGGCAATACAGTGGGTAATGGGCAGCCTTCTGCCTGCGTGTGTGCTGATTGAATCTAGCGTAGACGCCACCTTTTTTGATGGCACTGATCTGCACCTGAAGATCAACACAGACGGACTACGCCGCGGCGACTTCAAAACACGCATGCACGGGTATTACACCGGCCGCAACTCCGGCCTGTACTGCACGAACGACATGCGCCGACTGGAAGACCTTGACCCAGTTGAGGGAGGCGATGACGACTTCTGGCGACCGAAGAACATGTCGATCAAGGGCGAGCCAGAAGAGGAAGACGTCACTCTCGCGCTGCCGCCACCGCAGCCGAGTGATGAAGCCCTGGAGGCGATTTGCATCAGCATGCGGACTGAGTGCCAGGAACTCGGTGAGACGGTGGACACGGCCATGCGGCAGCTCACGGAACGGCAGGACGCCACCTCAGCGGATGTCTCACGGGTCAGTGAAGCCGTGACTGCCCATCAGTCTGCGGTATCAGTAGAGCTTGGCGGGATCTACGATGGCGTGGTCAGTATCTGCGGCGCATTGGCGCCCAAGGCGGAGGCGGAACTCCGCGAGCTACATGACCTACTTCTAGACCCGGCCACCAGGGCTGTCGCCAAAGAGACCAAGGCAGTCAGCAATGCCATAAAGCGGGCCGAGAAGGCTGGCGATACAGACGGGCTGCTCACGTGGCTCGACAAGTTCTACACCGATCAACCGCAGCAGCTCTGCGGCATCTACCGTCCGACGGTTGCCTACGTGGCATCGCAGATTATCGACAACAAGAGCGCGTTGGCCGGGACTCTCGTGCAAGACATGCTTGCTGATGTGTGCGAGGCGGACGCCGAGCACTCCGTGCAGTCGCTTAGCGATGCCGTAGCAAGCTCCAACCCCTGGCGCGACGCCGCAATAGTGCTCGATCAGTGGAAACAATCGAAACCTGCCAACGTGGCCCAGTTACTGCTAAGCCGGCTGCATGCCGAAGCAAATACCGACGAGGCCCCTGAGGCCGCAGCACAAGGACTCGACTCATGATCAATACCATCGCCACACTACCAGAACTGTCCCGCACCGTTTGGGCTCTCGACCCGGTGTGCCTTACTGGCCTGCTGACGCACGCCAAGATCAATGAGCCTACGCCATACGCCCCGGCTGATCCCGAACAGTACGAAGCACGCGCAGCCAGGCTGCCGAGTTCCAGCGGGTCAATTGCTGTGCTCCCGATACGAGGCATACTATCCCATCGTGGGTTCGGCGGATTGCTTGGAATGCTGTTCGGCGGCACCCAGCTCGACGAATTCGGCAAGGTGTTCGACATGGTCATCGCCGAGAAGGGCGTGGGGGCCGTGGTGCTCGATATCGACTCGCCGGGCGGGAGCATAATGGGCATGACCGAGGCGGCGGCCAAGATCCGCGCTGGCCGAGAGGTCAAGCATGTTGTCGCGGTGGCAAACTGCATGGCACTGTCTGGTGGGTACTACCTCGGTTCGGCGGCGTCTCAGTTGATTGTGTCGCCGTCCGGGATGGTGGGGTCCGTGGGGGTCTATCGCGAACATAC